GGGTGATGTGAAAGAAATAGTGTATCGTTCATCATGGGAATTGAAGATGATGAAGTATTGTGATACCACAAAATCCATTGTTGAGTGGGGTAGTGAAGAAGTGGTGATACCATATGTATCGCCGTGGGATGGTCGTTATCATAGATATTTCCCAGATTTCTATGTTAAAGTTCGTGATAAGAATAGTAATATAAAGAAATACATCATTGAAGTTAAACCTAAACATCAATGTTCACCACCAGAAAAGAGTCCTAAACGAAGAACAGGTGCTTGGTTCAATAAAGTTAGAACATGGGGTATTAATAAAGCAAAGTGGGATTCTGCAAAAGAGTTTTGTTTAGACCACAATATGGAATTTAAGATACTAACCGAAGACCATCTAAATCCTCGTTAAGTAGCTACTTGTTGAGGATAAGAGGGGTCTCCTACAGGTGTAGAGGTATGAGTATTATTTTGACTATTATTATTTTGACTGTTATCATTCTGTATTGTAGTAATATTTGTTCCTTTACCATCCATTAGTCCAACTAATTTTGTTAAACTTGCTGCAGTCATTTCTTCAAATGATAATGGTTTTTTCTTTTCTGTTTTTTCGTCTATACTAACTGAAGCTTCAGCTGCAATTTTTGCATTTTCTTCTTGACCTTTCATACCATCTTGAAATTTTTTGTACATCTCCCCTTGTGACATACTATATTGGTCTTTAAAATTTTTCTTTTGGATGTCGTCTTCAATCCTTTCATTTACTTTCTTTGCTCGGCCTGTATCAAACAGTTCTACATCACTATTTGTAAGAAAATTGTATGCTTTAATTAATTTATTTGCAACAGAAGATAATGCATCTTTTACATTAGCAACTACTCTAGCAAATATTCCTGCCACTCCACCTAGTTCATCCATTTTTTTCTTTATATCATCCCAATAATACACAACTAAAGCAAATACTGCAACAACAGCGGCAATAGCTAATCCTATAGGATTCGCTAGCATTGATTTAGCTGCAACTAATATATTCGCCAACACACTTTTAAAACCCAACTTCAATAACATTAAAGCTCTTCTGACCTTGTGAAATCTTTTGCCTGAAAATGGATTTTTCTGTAAATCCGTAGCCATAAATAATAAACTTTTGTATATACCAGAAAGCACCATTTTAACAAGATTAAAAACAAGTTTTGGTTTTAGTATTGCAAGAGCACCAAGAAGAACTAGAAAATTATCTTTAATAAGTGCAAGTAATCCATTCTCACCTGTTAGTGTGAAATCAAATTTCATAATATCATCATAAAATTCTTTAAGTGCTGGTACAATATTGTCTACGATAAAACTTACTATCTCTTTCCATTTATCTGATTGTAAGAATTTTGCAAGAGCAAAGAATGCTACACCTGCTAATATTGCTTTTAACCCTGCTGGTGTTTTACCAACAAAATCTTTTATACCTTTTCCAAGACCTTTTGTGTTATTTGCAATTTTTTCTAAAAGAGTCGTAGACTGACCTTCCCTTCTTTCTTTTTCTACCTTTTCTTCCTCTTGAAGGGATTTGTTCATTGCTTTGGTTTTTTTAGTTTCTACACCACCTGATTTCTTTAGTTCTGATGCAATCATTCTTTTTTTAGCTTTTACAGAAAAATCAAACTTATCTTGTCTTATTTGTTCTTCTTCTGATATACCCTTTGCTTCTGCTGATAATTGTATCCTTTTTATTTTTAGTTGTTCTTTTTCTTCACGAGCTTTTGCTTTGTCATCAGCTGATTTTTCGTCATCTCTCTCTTTTTGTTCCTTCGCTTGCTTCTGTTCAGCTATCTTTTTTTCTAAAGCAGCTTTTTTTCTTTCTTTAAAATATTGTTCTTCGATTGCCATTATTTTTTACTCGTTGAACCTACATATAATCCAAACCAAGCAGCACCAGCACCTACGATTACTGATACAAAGGCAGATTGTGAGTTAGTTGGGTCAGGTAATGTCATGAACCACTCTGTTGTTCTGTAAAATGAATACCCATACAGAGAGATTAATAATCTAGGGAACACACGCCATCTATCAAAACTAGAGGCAGCGTTGTTATACCATGAACCTTGTTCTACTGTTGTAGTTGAGCGGTCTATTTCTACTACATTTACTTTATCGTCAGCCATTTTTCCTATTTTCCTTTTCTATTTTTTCGTTTTCTTCTTTAATATAATTTTGTAATAATCCTACATATATCTCTCTTTCCCACGGCAACATATTTTCTAACTCTGTCAATGAGTATTTATGATACTGCATCATTGCAAAGTTACCTTCGTAGTAAGATTTTAGGCTCTCATGAGAGAGCCCTATTCTAAAAAATTTTGTAAACCCTCTAACAAAATCTCACTTTTTACTTTTGTTTTAGGATTTGTAACCTCTACTACATGTCTTAATTTTGGCATACTTTCAAAAAAATTCAGTACTTTTGTAAACTGCTCTGTGTCTAACGATTCAATAAAATCATTTAATTCTTTATTTGACATATCTACTTTATTGTATATATCTCCACCAAAATGAATTTCACTAACACAATCTCTTACTACATCAAACATAATGTCTGCTCTTTGGTCTTTAGCATAAGCTGTTGTTGATGATAAGATAGGATAATTAAGAACCATTTTTACATCATCATTAATTTCAACAGTATTTGTATGGTCGTCTGTCATTTGCACTTGAATATCATTTAAGTCAAGTGTAAAATTTACTTTAGTTTCTTTATCATCTGGACAAGTAGCAACTAAATCAACTTTATCACCTACAGATTTTCCTCTTACTCTTAAAAAGATATATTCTGCATCAAATAGTGGACATTTATGTACATCTACTTTTCCAAAAGTACATGTTTCAATTAACGCTGCTACTGCGTTCATAATTTCTTTTTCATCTTCTGATTCTTGTGCTAACAATAAAGTTTTTTGTTCTTTTACCAGAAAAGGTCTATATTGTATATCCTTTCCTGTTGATGGTAATGTTAGTGTGTATGTTTTTGTTTCAAGTTTAGGTAAAGCCATGATTTTTCACTCCAATTGTTATAATCTACTTAATACTTTAGGTATTTTACTTAATAATTTTCTCTCTACTTGATTTGCAAGAACCCCTTGCAATCTTTCTAATAATGGTTTGGGTAAACTTGCTTCATCTGTCAAGTTTTTCCAATATCTGTAGGTAAATGTTACAGACACCTCTTGTATAGAATTTGCTACACTACCATCTAGTTGTTGACCAGAGATAGATTTTGGAAAACACTCGATTAATTCACAACCATATGTTCTATTACCTTTTGCATCTAGTTGATATATCTGTATTGTTCCTACATAATCATCATAGTAACCCATAGCAAATGTTTGTGGATTATATGCAAGTCTTTGCCAAGATTCAAAAAACTTCTTCTCTCTATAATCATTATGACAATAAAACTTGCCAGTAATATCAGCATAAGTAAATCCATCTGCAATCTCTCTAGTTGGGCCGTAAATGTTTTCGTCAGAAGTTGTTGTTAAGTTTCTGCCTGGAAATTCAATTGAGTTACATTGGTAAGATACATCTCTAACATCTCCCCCACCTACTTGACCTAATAATACTTGTGAGAATAAATTAGTAGATGCACCTACACCACCTGTTCCTCTAGTTCCTGATGGTGGTAAAAATAACACATCATACTTTGAAGGAAATGCCAATCCATTACTATCATGGGTTACTGATAATATCTCATTTAATACTGCTGAAGAACTTGCATCTATAAAACTTCCAAAACTCATTAAATCATCCCTCTTGATTGACCAAATACAAAATTATCAGATTGTTTCTTAAATCTTTGTACAGGTAGTAATGTTGCAACTATAAATTCATCTGCTGTTACTTTTCTAAATTTAGACCTAACATGTCCTGCTAAATATCTTTTTAAACAAGGTTTAATTAAATCTATATTTTTTAATTTACTGTAATTTGCATTTAAACTTGTAGATTCATCAAACTTTTTATTGTTAGCAGTTTCTGTTAATCTATCTAGTAATCTAATCCTCATAGGAACAGACAAATAATGCAAATTAATCCCTAAGAACCCATTGTTATATTCTTCAATAGGTAATACTAAAGGGAATGTGTCATAATATGGCAACTTATCCTTTAGTTTAGGGTCATATACAAACATATTTAGTAGACCAAAAGTAGGTACTGATGTTCTTTTTCCATCACGAATCAAGTCCATAGACTTTGGTTGACCAAATTCTTTAATTTTGCTACGAAACCATGCGACAGATTGGGGTTTGTTCCCTGCTGCTTTTAACACACTTTGTATGTATTTACTTCTTGCCATGCGTTATTTATAAGGATTGTTTGAAAAATATAGAAAAAGTGCCTCTATAGGGAATAGAGGCACTCAATGTACTACTCAGCTAGTTTTTCAAAGTATGCTAATGTGTCATCTTCTTCAACCACAGGTGTTTCCACTTTTGTAGTTGTAGGTTTTGGTGCATCAATTTTAGGTGATGCGATAGGTGCATCATCCATTGTATCAGCTACATTACCAACTTTCACAGTTCCAGAAAGAACTGCATCAAGTCTTGTTCTTAACTCGTCATAAGACTTAAAGTTTGTTGGAGCAGTAAACTCTGTAAGAGAGTATTGTCCTTTCCAAACTTTATCTACTGCTTCATCATCTTCAAAAAGTTTTGATGTATCTTCAAACTCTGATTTATCATAGTTCCAATAACCATCTACTTTTCTGATTTTAAGTTTAAAGTTTGCACCTTCCCAAAAATCAAATGGGTTGATTGCTTTTTCATCTTCAAACTCAGGTGACATAGCGGCAGTAATTTTGTCAAATATCTTCTTACCATATCTGAACAGAAATACTTTACCTTCATTTTCTGGGTGTTTAGTATCACTTACTACATAAACATTAGAGAAATACTGTAACTTTCTTTTTTGTTTACGAGCAATCTCTTTGTCAGATTCTAAACCTGTATTCCACAATGCTGTATTGTGTTCTGATACAGGGTCTTTCTGATTAAGAGTTGTAAGAGAGTTTTCTATATACCATTGACCTGTTGGGCCTTGAAATGCATGATTCCAAACTTTCGCCCATGGCAAGTCTTCACCTTGAACTGCTGGTAAGAAACGAAGTACTGCATAACCATTACCAGATTTATCTAGTTCTGGTTTCCACAGTCTTTCATCTACATATGATTTTTTCTCTTGAGGTTTGGTTTCACCTTTAGCTGCATCAAGCAACTTATTAAGCGAACCACTACTTTTTAGACTATCTAAAGACATCTTTTATCTCCTTTCGTATGTTGTCGTATGTTAATTTGTATATCTTTACTACACAACTATTTATAATAGTTATTCTGGTCATTATACTAGGCCCTGACATACTTTGTCAAGTGTTTTATAATTAATTCCTTTAACATTTTTTATCTGTAATTTGTTCTCGTTATTGTGGTCATCTACCCAATGAAACTGAGTATCTGGAAAGTTCTTAAATATTTCAATTAATTGTACTAACCAATTATCTACATTAAATCCTTTTGATTCTTCTGGTAGATAGTTATCTGTTCCCTTATAGATGTTATTCAAAGGTTCATCATAACTACTTAAATCAAATCCTAACATGTAAACATCACTTACACCTTCTTGACATGCCAAATACATTGCAGTTGCTCCAGCACACCATTCTTTAGGATAGTTTATATTTTTAATCTTATCATTCTCTTGTAACCATGTAACATATAGACCTACATTCTTGTAACATTTTCTTTTTACATCTTCTTTGTCAAGGTATGGAAAGTTCTTTATCATCTCTTGATAGTTTCTCTCTGCATCTATTGCTTCTTTTCCTTGTACAACACAAATATCACTATTGTTTGGATTATCAGTTTGAAAAACTAGTTCTCGTGGATAATTCATCATTAGAAACTCTGGATGAAATTGTTCTAGTATACTCCAATCTGCAAACCAACAATTGTTCTTAGATGTATATCCAGACTTGTATATCTCTTGTTGTATTCCATAATCTATGGCAACTAGATTATCAAGTTTACAATCTCTGTAAGCTGCATTACAACCCCATGTAGTAAATCCTTTATACTCTTTAGTTACATCCCAAGATTTTCGAGATTCACCATTTCCATAAATTATTGCTTTACTCATATCACACCATTAATCCTTTTAATATTAATTTAAAACTATTGATGTCAAACTTTAAAAATGATTTATAGTCATTCATAAGTTTATAAACATCTTTCCAAACATAGTCATCAACAAGTTTTGTATTCCACTCTTTATGAAAACTCAATATACTATCTAATATAACTAAAGTTTCTAATGAAACTCTTTTACCAAGATAATCTTTTAACAATTTAGGGTGTTTGTTTTTAGATACGGCAACCAGATTTTTATCTAGTATTGGCTCTATCTCTGACTTAAATGTATAAGTCAAACTTTGTATTTTCTTTTTCCACCCTATAAAGTTTTCTTCATCAAACTTGCCAACCCAACCTTTTGGATGTATCAAAAAATTAGCAAGTAAATAATCTTGTACATCTTCTTTACTTTTGTATTTGTGAGTTAATTTAACAAAAAAAATTCTATCATTCCTTTTATAGAATGAATCTCTTGATACTTTAGATTTACCATTATATTTTACAAAATCGTAATCACTTTTATCAAAGTGTGCCTTCATAGCACAATACATTAAATATGCATCTATTGGTTGCATTACATAGGTAGTTTAGCAGACTTAGGTAAATAATTCAAATCCCTTGCATTTGCTTCTACTTTTTCTTTTAAGTTTTTTGTTAATAATTTTGCTGTACTTACAGGTTCAATACCCAACTGTTCACAATAGATAGATATTGCTTCTAAGTGTGTAACTCTTTTGTGAAAAGCAATCTTTTCTATTTCCAAAGAGAATGTCTTTGGTGTGTGTGATGTTGTGTCTGTCATTATACACAACCTGTTGGTTTTGGAAGACCACCATATTTTGCAATTATTTTCATAGGGCCTGATTTAAAGACTTCGTATAATTTACTTGCCTTCCTATCCATACCAAACTCTTTTGCAAAGACACGAACAGCAGGAACTGTACCTGTTTCATTGTACATTTCTTTTGCTTTGTCTATGTATGTTTTGATTTCTTCGGTAATTTCCATACCATCAGACTTCTGCCATTTGATACATGACTTCTTCTGACCAATCATTTGTGTTGATAAGAAATCCGTCACCGTCTCTATTTAAATCCATAATATACTCCTAAATTTTCACCATTATAATACACTCAAACATGTATTGTCAAGTTTTTTTTAATTATTAAAAAGCAGCACTAGAACCACAACCACAAGTAGATTTTGCATTTGGGTTTTTAATAGTAAATGCACTACCATTTAGTGGGTCATTAGTGTAGTCAATTGTTGCACCTTCAAAATACATGCCACTCATAGGGTCTACTAGAAGTTTGACTCCATTAGTTTCAAATATCCAATCGTCATCTTTTATATTATCTAAGGTGAATCCATATTGAAAACCAGAACATCCACCACCCTGTATAAAGGTACGAAGATTAAGACCTTCTTCCTCGTCTTCTAAGATTATCTTTGCTTGGTCAGCTGCACTCTCTGTAAATATCATTTCCATTAGTTGTACCACTCCTCTAAAGTTTCTTCTAATAATGGTATGTATTCATGTTTTTCCTTAACAAACTCTTGTACTGTACCATTTTCTGTCACCACTAAAATTACTATTTGATTGATAGGTGTTCCTGTCATTTCCTCAAACATTTCAGCATATGCTGCTGTTTGAATATAGTAATTTTCATTATAAGAATCTTTTCTTTCATTTGTAGATGTTTTAAAATCTACGATTGATAACTGATGTGCATAGTTTGCTATCAAATCTACTCTACCTGCTAACTTATATTTATCAGAATACAAAGTTACCTCTTGTGCATATACATCAGTTATATACTCAAACTTTTTATTTTTCAATTCAGTAAATAAAGTATATGGGAAAAAATCTTTCTTATGTTTATCCCAAGTTTCTCTACTGAAATCTTCATTCAACCAATCTTCGCACATCTTGTGTACTTTCGTACCTCTAGTTGCAGCTTTGTTGCATATGTAATTAGCAGTTTTCTCACCTACCCTTTTACGCCACTTCATCAACCCTTCTTTACCTCTAGGTGATAATACTGTAGTAATTGAAGGATAATGATTTCCCTCTGGTGTTACATAATGTCTCTTACCATCAACTGTTTTTGTTTTTAATTCAGGTAAATAATGTAACCCATCATTTAATTTAATTTCATAATTTTTCATAATTTATTTAACTCCTATGTTACTAGCAATCATAATTCGTTTTTCTTCGCAATCACATGGTGGAACAGAATGTTTAACTATGCCAGGAAATACAATCAACTCACCTTCTTTAGGTTGAATAGATAAATCCCCTTCTGGGAAAACTAATGGTGATGCACCTTTCGGCATACAAATATAATAACACCAACCATAAACACTACCAACATGATTATGTTCTTGAACCCAATCTCCTTTACCATAGATAGCACCCCAACACTTTCGAGTATAAAACTTTGGTGGATTGACTGAATTCTTTCTACCAGATGATTCAAGAATAATATCTAAAGCTTTATCACATAATTTTTTTGCAATATTATTATGTGTGTGTAATTGCCAATCAGACATAGATGCTTTGACAAATGTTTTACTTTCCTGTACATCACCTAAACTAATAATATATTGTGCCAGAGTATTATTTTCTTCTGGCGTTAATAGATTCTCTTTTTGAATAATAGGAATCTGTATACTAAACTCATGTGTAGGAATTTTAACTCTTTTAACACGATTAAGAAGACCCATAATTTATACTTCATGCCATTCTTTATTTTCAAATAGTAAACCTTCTGCTTTTCTTCTTCTGATTAAACCATCTAGTGTTTTACCACCTGCCTTATTCCATCTTTTCATTTCAGAGGGAACTGAATCATAATCTGATTCATTTAATTTTTTCAACATAGTTGAACTTCTTAAATTACCAACACCTAAATTAAATGTCCATGCAACTAAAGCATCAAACTGACTTTGATTTAATTCAACCATTACATTGTCATCAACATATTTTTCAAACTTTGCAATGTCTTCTTTTAATAATTCATCAGCAACATCTTGTGTAATCACATCAGTTTCTAATACTCCACCTGTATGACCATAACCTATTGTCAATACATTTGCAGAACATCTGTATGATTCTAATCTACAACCTTCAAATTTCTTAATTAGGGCTAATCCCTCTTGACTGCATTTCATAATTCAACTCCTATACCTTGTTTAGTTTTTTCTATAAGATAACTTCTCACAAAACCAGACCTTACAATATCTGGAATTTCAAACTCTACACAATTAAATTCATTCATATTTTCTAGAACTCTTAAAAAATCGTGTAACCCATTTCTCTCATTCGTCTTTGTCAAATCTGTTTGACTAAAATCACCACAGAAGAATATTTTTGAATCTTGTCCTACTCTTGTAATGATAGTATCTAATTCATGGAAGTTTAAGTTTTGACATTCATCAACAATTATAATTGAGTTATCAAATGTTAAACCTCTAAGAAAAGAAGTAGATACAAAGTGTAAACTTCCTTGTCTTTTAAGTGCATCATATAATCCTCTAAATGATTCTTCGTTTGGTTGTTTGAACATGAACTGTACCATGTTCGCATATGGAACTTGATACAATGCAGCTTTGTCTTCTTCATCGCCCGGCAAGAATCCAATCTCTCTTGTCGGTATGAGTGAACGAACAATTACAACCCTGTCAAATGGTGTTTCATTATTTAAGACATCTTTTAATGCAAGATATAATGATACAAATGTTTTTCCTGTACCAGCACATCCAAAATAAAAACCATTCTTATCTGCTTTATGACCTTCAAATACTAATTTTTGATTATCTGTAATTGGTTCAATCTTTACCAATTCATTTAATGTAATCTCTTTCTTCTTTGACATTTATACACATCCTGTTGGTTTAGGTAATCCAGCATACTTACATGCTTGTTTGGCAGGTCCGTAAGGGAATAACTCATATAGATATTTACTATTTCCTTTTTCCTTACCTAATCTTTTACCGATTTGTTTTGTTAAAACTCTGACTGCTGGTGCAATTTGATATTCTTCATAATACTCACGAAGAAAATTAATTACTTCCCAATGATTTTCATTTAATGGGGCACCATCTAGTTCTGCCATTAATTCAGCAACATCAACATCCCATGTATTTAAATCTTCTAGATATCCTTCTTCATCTACTTCGTAACTCTTACCATTAACTTCTATTGCCATAATTTTTCTCCAATAGTACAGCTTTATGCTTAACATAACCTTTCTTGTCTTCTTTTTTTCTGTCCTTTTCTACTGTTGCTTTACAGAATTTACGAAGATGTTTTGCTACAAAATTTCTCATATTCTTAATATTTATAATAGTAGTAAGGCGTTGAACCATTAGTATCAAAGATATTAGGGTGGTTCATAAGAGCTCTACGATATGGTGTCCACTTAATCCCTCTACCCCAACCTAATCTACTTATAATGTCTGCCTTAGATTGTTTGCCGGCAGTTTTAATCCATTCAACTATCTCTTTAAATTTATCAGTATCCTTGACTGCACGAGTTTCCATTACAAGTCTATCAATGTACATGGACATTTCCATCATTTTGTTTTTGTACACAAGCTTGTTTCTCATCCAGTCAAGTGCCTTAGATGCTTCTTCATTTCTGTACTCTGGGTCATCTAAGTATGTGTTTAATAATTGAAGTGCTGTATAGTCATCTTCAAAGAAATCACCCATCTCATTTAGTTCATGGTAGTAAGTATCATCATACATGATATAAGGAACTCCATTCATCATACCATCTGTTGTTGATACACTCCAACCACCATATGATTGTTTAGGTGANAANCCAACATAACACTTTTGTAATTCTTTATAATACCATTCTTTATCACCTTTTGTGGTTATCATATACTCACGAGTTGGGTTCGGTAACAACGGCACCCATACTTTAAAGTCTTGTCGCATTTTATATAATTCATCACACACAGCAACAAACTCTTTGAAGTGTTTATAAGTATCTGGTCTGTGATTAAACACAATAATCTTTTCTGGTGTTTCATTTATTTCATCTATGATATCTTTTTCATCAACACCTAAATGTTGTGGTACAAGTATATCATTTAATTTTATAATCGTATCATCATTAAATGTTTTTTTAGCCTGATTCATTACTAAATCTTTTTGATGTTGTGTGTTAAGATAACATCTTTCATATTCCAACACCCCTGTAATCTGTTGTAGAAAACTATCTTTAGACCAACCTACTACATCTTTGACATCCCACCAATGACAATAACCAAAAAACTTTGGTTCATGATGTGTGACATTGTACATAACATTTTTAAGTGCATGTGTGTGTTCTGGCAAGTGTGACATTACTAAATCAAAATCTAACTCTTTACTTAATATTTCTTTTATTCTAGGAACATCAAAATGAGAACGCATTGTTGGTGGATATGTTGGAACAGGAACAATGTATTGTGTTACATTTTCAAATTGTAAAGATGGTACAGAACATGGCAAAATAAGATAGAAGTACAAGTCATCACGAATTTCATTCAGTAAAGAAATCTGTTTCTTAATAACTTGTATGTAACTATCTTTTTCTAAGTCTGCTTGGAATGTTATGTTTGGGTATACCAAAACTCTAACAGTCTTTTGTAACTTATCTTTTTTGTCAACTTCAAATAGGTTCATCTTATTATGTCAATTTTGTTCATGGACTCAGCGTTCCATATCTCTAGTTCTGTACGAACTTTCTTTTCTGCAATCATTTTTTCATATCGTTTACCAGCTTTCTTTTTCCACCATGCAAAGATACCTTCAAGTTCAAACCTATCAAAGTTCTCTGCCTTTGTTAGAACATCTGCCTTTCCTAACAACACATCTTTGACATTTGCATATCCATACTCACCCATATAAAATCTTTTCTGAGTAGTTACACCACCTGCTTTTTCCATTGCAGTATTAAACATCTCATATGCTTTTGTATCATGTTCTTTCAAACTTGCCTTAACGACACCTACCATCTTAGTTTGCATCTTGAGTTTTCTTGATGATGCACCTTTATGGATTAAATCTTCACCACCATTCTTTTCTGTAAACCAATCTCTCATCTCAAAATATATTTCTTCACCAAGTGTTAATAAAAACTTAGATTGTGTATCACCTTTATATCTTAGATATGGTCTCATACCATCATACATGGATGAACCTTTGATGTTACCATAGAGAGATGTTGTTTCAAACAAACAAAACTCTGTATCATACTTTTGATTTAACATTCTACGAACTGCATGTGAATTACAAAGTGCAGCCATCAGTTTACCACCAAGATAATTATATCCAAATGGTTGAACAGGTACAATATTGAAACCCATGATGGCATGTTTGTTAAAGATAGGTAAATCTGGTGTACCACCCAAGTAATCATTACGAGGTTTAGAATTAATTAATGGTGAACCTAATTTAATAAATCCAACAATAGTGTTTGTATTTGTTTCTTTAACAATCAGTTTCATTTCTTTGCCAGGCGCTTGGTCTGGTGAAAATGAGGCAACCATTTCAAGCATGGTATCAAATGTTTTTGATTGCATCTGCACGATTTCGAAGTTCATATCTTCTGGATGCATATCATATGCTTGGAACATGTCATCTTCTAGACCCATGCCAGGCAATGCTTGAGGTATGTTTTTTACTCGTTCAATCTTTCTAGCACGAAAGTAATCATCAATACGCTCAAAGTCCTTAAAGTATTTGATTAACTTTGTAGCAGAATGTATAGCGTCTTGTTTATTCAATAGTAACATAATATTATAATATAATAAGTAGGGGTCAACTAATCCCTCAGTCAACCCCCTGTGTATAATTTATAGTTAAATTAATTATAACACAATAGTATTTATTAAAGTAGAGTGTCCTTGAGGTTATATTTACCAACTACTTTATCTGATTGTACTTCTTTTGCAGTCTTTCTAGAAAATCTATCTGCCAATGGCGTATTAGGATTCTTATCTGCAATCTTTTGAAGTGTTTCTTTCATACCACCATCCATTTTCTTGATGATATGGTCACCCACAAAATGAGGAGCAGTTAATACTTTCTCTATGTGTGGATTGTTTTCTAGATACTCTGGTTTCTCTGCAATCTTCATTATCTTATCGAAGACTTCACCTGTATCTTTATTCTTAAATGTGTATGTCGGCATTTTTTTCCCTGTACCATTCTGGTTTTGTTCTGTTTTTCCAAGTAGCGAATCCATTCTTTTCATTTATATAGTAGTTCTTATATGCCTCTATAGGATTACCAACTACTTTACAATACTCTGGCATTGCTTGAGGTACTTCTGTCAAACCAATGTCTTTAATATTGCTTGGTGTCTTTAATAATTCCAATGATGGTTTAGATGCACCATGTATCTTTCCATATCTATAAGTATACTCTGCAAGACAAGCCACATAAATCTTATACATCAAACGGTAATTTGATTTACTTTCACGCACCCACACATTACAAGGATGATTCACATGACTCGCCTTATACAGTATACTTTCTCTTTCATCAGGCATTTTCCATCTTTTGATTCTATGATTATTTTTAGTTCTACCTTCGTACAATTCACCATCCAACACTCTGTGTGCTGTAGATAGTAATTGTGCATATTCAGTTGCCATCTTAACTACATGTTTATCAACATGCATTTTGATGTTTTCTATTGGGTCTTTATGTAGATAAAATATATTCATTCATCAGTTCCTTTACTTTTACTAGGTTTTTGTATTGTAACACATTGGCACTCATACTGTCAATAGACCCTTTAATCAGTCCTAAATCGGTCTTTAAGACCTCTTTTAGAGGGTATATGTCTACATGTATCAAGAAGACTGCTGTCGTGTCTTTAATAACTGTCATAGTCCTTTCGTGTTCAACTCTAAAGGTTAAATCATCCAAACTATCAAAGTCTGGTTTCTCATACAATGGGTGATTACTATATCCATCTAGTGATGTTATACCCCATGTATATCTTTCAAATGATTGTCCACTTGTCATAGCTCTCATGATACCGTCAGATGCACGAACTAGTGTTTCATTGTCTGCAATAGGTTCATGTAATTCTGCAAGAGTCTTTCCTACTTTTTCTCCAGCGTTCCATGATGATGGAAATGCCACAAAACACGACTCAAGTTTCCCATTATGCATAATTACAATGTCGTCTTCTATGGCTAATCCCAACTGTTGTATATTCTCACAATCAATTAAAACTCTGTAATCACTTTTTTGATTAAACAATCCTAGTTTTTGTGCAGTCTTAAATACTAATTCTTCTTCTACTGCAAGTGGTGTTTCAAACCAAATATTTTTACCTAGATTATCTAACTCAATTCTTTTTTGTGATTGAATAAAAACATCAGTATCGTTTGCATTAAATGTTGGTCGTTCACAAGGTTTAAAAACAGGTTTCATATCAAACGGCGTTCTAATTACATGTTCTAACATCACTTCTCCCAACGATAAAATATATGGTCCTCAATTTCTATAGTTTTTGTTTTTGTTTTAGCCCAAGATGGTCTTACATAATCTGCATGATAATGTGTTGCACCATCTGTAATATCAAGTAACTCATGGTTTGGTTGACCTTGTACATCATAGATATAATTTACTAATTCATATATCTCATTATAAATTTTTATATTTTTAGGTTTGTCTGATTTACCATCACAAAACCAACTGAACTGACACTTGTTTCGAATAGGGTCGCCACTTGCATATGTTAAACCTTGTTTAACAACTTCGCATACTGTGTTTGGAAATCTTTTATCGTCTACACGATTTTGTGTAACTTGTGCAACTGCTAACCAACCAGCTTGACCTTGACCTCTTGCTTCAAAATAAATGTTTTCTGTTAAACATTTTCTATCATCTCCAAATGCACTATTCCATGCAATCAATAATATAAAAACTACTAATATTAATTTTACATCTGTCCATCCCATCACGAAACCTCTTTAACTTCTTGTACTACACTTTTTGGAATGATAGTAGAATTACCACATTCATCAATACTGCCATCATCATTAAAATTAAAATCTGATACGATTCTAATCATCTCCTCATTATCATCAATTAAAAAACCTGTACTTAAACATCTAGGTAAAGAAGATTCTTTAACATCTTCAACACTTCTCCACGAACTATCAGATACTATATCAACCCAATATACATGGACAAACTTATATGGTATTTTTTTAATTTGTCTACTCATAATTAATGGAGCGTATGGATTGTACTGCCCAATCTTCTACAGGATGGAATCCT